GGAGTGCTGGTTTCATCTGACGCCCTGCCTGACGAGTGTTTGATTGAGATGGAAAAGATGGTTACTTTTTATCTTGATCAGCACAAGATCATGGAAGCAGATGAGCTTGAGCGGAAGTCCTACGAGAGGAGGTAAAACGGACGCTTTTCATTCACAGATAAAGATAAGGAACTATGGATAGCCTTCTCTCTTCGTCGGTAAAGACCAGTCTGAAAGAATTTGCAGGACTGGTCAAGAAGGATAAACACGCAGAACTAGAATGCAAGCTTCTCCCCAATCTCATTCACACCAAGGACATTGCCGATCGCATTGTCAAATCTCTTCAACTCTATTCTCGTGGTGCTCCCATCGAAGAGCACCGAGCAACCTTCTCCTATTCGGACGGGCTTCGTGTTGTAGTCGTTGGAGCTGAAAACATCCACAAGGTCTGTACAACTGGAAGCTTCCGAGGCGTCCCTCTTGAAGTTGAGCGGAAGCGCCGCTACTTTGAGGTGGTCACGGCACTCCAGGGCAAGTCAGACACAATTGACGTACCTGACGCAGCTGTCAGGTTTACTCTTCGTCATGAGGAGCATCTTCGCAAGGACTTCTCTGGCGCACCCATGGACTCCGCCAGCCACGTCCGTATTCTTCATCGCAAGTCCTGGACTAGTCTGGATGGAATTGTCCAATATGACTTCTCACAGAGCAAGTCCAAGACCAAGCAAACCAAGACCTTTGCAGATATTCTCAAGCAGACGCCCAGCTACGAACTTGAGATGGAGGTCATTGATCGCACCAAGTCCGATACAGCAATCCTGGAATCTATGCTCCGCCATATTACGCCCGTGATCGCTGCTTTCCAAGGCTCTCAGTTCATTCTGCCCGTCTCGGACATTGAGCGCTACCGGATGGAGTTTGAGACCACTCGCACGCCGTTTCTGAATCCCGTGACCCTGGAGCGCCGTCATCTAATTCCTGAGCGCCCGAACAATATCCTCTCTGGCTACACGGTCACCAACAAGGCAGATGGTGAGCGATCGTTCTTGGTCGTGATGCGTGACCGCCGTGTTCTGCGGATCACACCGAGTTCTGTGATCACTTGGACTGGCCTGGTCGCCACTAAGGACATCCACGTAGGCGATATCATTGATGGTGAGTACCTTGCAGATCGTAACCAATTCTGCATCTTCGATGTGTACTGGTACAAGAATCGCGATGTCCGCCGCCTTCCTCTGTTTACTTCGGAGGACGACATGATCAAGTCCCGTCTGGGCTGCGGTCGGTCGTTTGTGAATGACCTCTCAACGGACTTTACCTCTCTGCCTGGAACCAAGCCTCTGCGTGTGGTGACCAAGCTGTTCCTTGCAGGAGACGGAGAGGCAATGCAGGAAGCCATTCGCAAGATCCTCGATACTAAGTTTGAGTATGGTACAGATGGTCTGGTCTTTACGCCTCGCTCATCACCTGTGGCGCCTCTGAATGAGCGAAAGGGCAAGACATGGCTCACTGTCTACAAATGGAAGCCCGCATCTCACAACAGCATTGACTTCCTGGTCAAGTTTGAGCCAGGTGAGAGCTTTGATACCGCTCTGAATAAGAGGGTGGTCAAGGGAACCTTGTACATCTCACGCACACCAGGGGACATCGTGTATCCTTGCGAGACGATGACGGGCGAGTATGTGCCGCCTGTTGTTCCCGATGAGATGCGTCTCCAGTCCGAGAACCGAGACCGCATTCCCTCTCCCTTTCAGCCCAACGTTCCGCGTGCCCCTGATGCTCACGTGATCTCTCTGCCTCTGAATGATCGTGGCGTACCTGTGGATGCCGAGGGCAATCGTGTAGAGAGCAATACCATTATTGAGTGCTCCTACAATACCGACCTTGGTCGCTGGAACATTATGCGAACTCGCTATGACAAGACGCACCAGTATCGTGTTCTGGGCCGCCCGCAGTTTGGTAATGATATCGCAGTTGCCGATTCCATCTGGACCAATATCCACGTGCCGATCACGGAAGAGATGATCAAGAACCTGGTGGCGAATCCTCCTGATTCTACTTTTGAGGACGATCTCTACTACCGAGACAACCTGGATGCCCGTGACCGCATTCTCAAGGATGTCTATGGATTCCACAACCGCATCAAGGATGGTCTCTACCGAACCTGTGTGAAGGAGGGCGATGGATTGCTTGAGCTTGCCGTGGGCCGTGGCGGTGACCTTCTCAAGTGGAAGCGTACCAAGCCGTCTAGGGTTGTGGGTCTGGACGTCTCTAACTCCTGCTTGATCTCGCCCCGTCAGGGAGCCTGTGTGAGATACATCAAGGAGAAGGCTAAGCACCCTACCGAGTACATTCCTCCTGTGCTGTTCATCTGTGCAGACATGACTGATCCGCTCTTTGAGGGACCTGAAAAGTACTCTACAATCGTGATGGGATCTAGCCCTGCGCCGACGCCGTACTTGGAGACCTTTGCAGGAAAGACTGAGTTTGAGGTTATCTCATGCCAGATGGCGATCCACTATGCTTGTGAGTCTGAGGAAAAGTTCAAGCAGTTTGCGACCAATCTTGAAAACCATGGAACAGGTCTGTTCTTCGGTACGTGCTTGGATGGCGCTGCTGTCTATTCTCTGATGCTCGGCAAGCAGAGCCATATGTTCCGATCAGGTTCTCAGGTGTTTGGCGAGTTCGTGAAGCAATATGACGATGGAACTGGATGGAACAAGGAGTTTGGTAATCCAATCTCGGTTCACCTGGAGAGCTTTGAGCAGCCTCGGAAGGAGTACCTGGTTCCCTTTGACAAGATGGTGAAGGTTCTTGGAGAACATGGATATAAGCTGATTGCAAGCAAGATGTTCGGAGACCACTATGCCGAACAGAACACGACCCTGCTGACACAGGAGCACCAGACATTCAGCTTCCTCCACCGAAGCTTCGTGTTTGAGCGAACCGATGAACCTAAGAAGTCTGATCGCCAGGAGGCCGAGATCCCGATTGCCGAGGAGGAACCGAAGGAGGAGCCTAAGGGCGACGTGAAGGAGCAGCCGAAGGAGGAAGTCAAGGATGAGCGCAGTGAGCAAGAGAAGCCTACCGAGGTCAAGCCTGCCAAGAAGAAGGTTGTGCGAAAGGTCGCCGTGCCTGGAGCTGAGCCAGTGCTGTTCTTCGGAGCGGACGAGGGTAAGGGTGAGTGGCGTATGTTGTCAAACATGTACGAGGCACCCTTCCAAGTAGACTCGATCACATTCCCAACGGTAGAGCATTACTTCCAGTGGGCCAAGGCTAAGCAGTTTGGTGATGGAGGAATCGCAGACAAGATCCTGAAGACCCCTTCGCCCAAGGCAGTCAAGGCTTTGGGAAAGAAGGTCAAGGGTTTCGTCAAGGAGGAATGGGACAAGACCAAAGATGGCATCATGCGAACGGCAGTCAAGGCAAAGTTTGTCCAGCATCCCGATCTGAAGACGAAGCTGCTTGAGACTGGAACCCGTCCGATTGGTGAGGCATCTGCACGCGACAAGTACTGGGGCATTGGAACCTCTGCGGACACTGCAAAGGCAAATGACCCTGCAAAGTGGCCTGGTAAGAATGTTCTTGGAAAGATCCTTCAGGAGCTGCGGACAGAACTTAAGGAGTAAACGAGTGAATAGTAACAATGAAATATCCAAACATTCTATTCTTCAGACATGAGGAATATGCAGCAATTGATACATTTTTAAGTGTGAATGAGGAGAAGCTAAACTGCAATGTGAATCCAACGTCAGATCCTGACGATGTATTGAAAATGTTTGATAGCAATTATCACATTCTTGTCACCTATGGAAAGACGATCCAAGAATACTATGCAGATATGGACCGGCATGTAGTTGAGCGGTTTCGTCTACGATGGATTCACTTTGATAACATTGACATTGACGCATTTAACAAGGGTGTGAACTATTGTTACATCCACAACGTACTTCTTCCACATGAGAAAACCCGACCGGTCTTTTCTGCATTCACAACTTGCTACAATTCGTATCAGAAGTTCCTTCGGCCATATGTCAGTCTGAAAGCGCAGTCAATGAAGGACTGGGAATGGGTTGTGATGGATGATTCTCCTGATGAAAAGCACTTTGACTTTTTGAAGAAGCTCGTGGGTGGAGATAGTCGTGTTCGTCTCTATCGGCGCTCTTCAAACAGCGGGAACATTGGTAACGTGAAAAATGAGGTAGCTTCCATGTGCAGAGGGAAGTATGTGCTTGAGCTGGATCACGACGATGAGATTCTTCCTGACATGTTTAAGGATGCAGTAAGGGCATTTGAAACAGATCCTGAAGTCGGATTTGTGTATATGGATACCGTTCATCTCTACGAGAACCACACAATCCATTCATATGGTGACCATTTTGGTCTTGGGTATTGTGGATATTATCGCCAGAAGTTTAGAGGTATTTGGGTCAATGTGATCTCATCTCCGAACCTCAACAACATTTCGATGAGTCACATTGTTGGATTACCAAATCATCCGCGTATTTGGAAGCGATCAGTCCTGAATGAGATTGGAAACTATTGCGAATACCTCCCTATTTGCGATGACCAGGAGCTTATTATGCGAACTGTCATGAAGACTAAGGTTGCTCGCGTTCACAAGTTTTCCTATGTCCAGTACATGAATGACGGATGGAACAACTTTTCCTTGATCCGCAACTCTGAGATCAATCGACTGGGTCCTCAATTTATTGTGCCCCAGGGATATCGCGAGTACAAGATTGATGATCGTATGAAGGAGTTAAATGCATTTGAGGTTCCAAATAACTATCCCTGGCAGGAGATGTGGAAGAAACCGAACTTTGAGTACAAGTACTGCAATAGCGTGTTGAACTTTGACTACGACAAGCAGTATTGCATTCTTGGGTACGATGCATTGATGGATAATATAGAGACCATTCGTGCCCTCTATACCAACAATCGTTATGACTTTTTTGTATTGGAAAATGGAATGACAAAAGATGAGTTGTGCGCTCATCTGGATCGACTGGGACTTGACAGGATGAAGTGCTATGCGTTACAGGATTGTACTTGGGAAGAGCTTCGCAAGTATTTCATGTTTGTCTGCAAGAGCACTACTGAGTTTGAGATTGTTGGCGATAAAACTCCTCGTACGACATCGTCGGAGCAACACTTGCCTGAGGAGTCTCAGGAATGTAACGTTGATGTAGCTTCTGAGCCACAATGTGAGTCGCCTGCTCAGGAGTAATTTCCCCACGCTCAATCTTCCGCTTCAGAGCAAGCATCTCAAAAAAGGTCGCATCGGTGCG